GAGATTAGCTGCAGTCTCGTGGGCTCGGAGATGTGTATAAGAGACAGTGTATGAACAGCATGACGACCGTTATGCCGACGATCCACAGCATTGCGATGGCGATGATCATGACTTGCCGTCTTCATCGTTATCGTTCGTGTTCTTACCGCTGCGGAACAATTGCAACAGGGGGCTGTTCGCTATTTCGGGGTTGATTTCGCCGAGGTTCTCCAGGATGGAGCTGATTTCGGTGATGCTGATGTAGACGGCGGCGGGCACGATGAGGGGCATGCTGTAGCCGAGGTCCAGATAGGCTTGGCCGCGTTCCACGATTTCGGCGAGCAGCATCACGAGGATCAGGCCGCTTTTGTGCCAGAGCCCGAGCCGCATTTTCTCGCTGCTGATGTCGTGCTGCATGGCGGCCTTCATGAGGCCGGTGATGTAGTCGATGCCGATGAAGATGACCACTATGATGAGTGCGGCCAGTTCGGTGTCTTCCATTGGTTGTCCTTTCTGCTGGGGTTTATTCGTCGTCAGTGGTCCAGATGCCCATCAGCGAGAACTCGCTGGTGGAATTGGTTATCGACCATTGGGTTATCGTGTGGCCGGAGATGCACGCGTCGTCGACGCCGGGGGCTATCAGGCTGTGGGTGATGCTGATTCGGTTGCGGGTCGAGCCGGCCTTGCCGAAGCCCTGCGGCACGGTGAACGGGCTGTATGAGGCGTTTTCCTGGGTGATGACGCCGGCGTTGTAGGCGAATCGCATTGATGCGATGACGAGGTTGTTGAATCTGACCAGCAGGGCATCGTTGAGGGTGATTTTCGCCGGGTCGTATGTCGGTTTGCCGATTCGGACGGTGCCGAGCGCGTCGAGCAGCGGACTGTAGCCTGCAAGGATGCTTTCGATGGCGGCGAGGCGTGCGGCGTACAGGTTGGCGTCGGTGCCGTTGAAGTCGAAGCGTGTCAGGGCTTTTTCGATGCCCTCGGCCTGCTGTTGGAGGATATCGGGTAGGTGTGCGATGGGTTCGTTGTCTTCCGGGTAGGGGAGTCCGAATGTGGGTGTGGTGGTTACGGTCATGTGGTCTCCTTGATTTTCGTGACGTAGCGCAGCGCGCCGAGTTTCCAGTTGCATTGGCCGAACGTGGCTGCCGTCAGTTTTTTCAGTTCCGCGCAGGTCGGTTTGCCCTGGCTAGTGGTGTCCTGCGCGGGGAAGAGTCTGACCTTGTGCGCCCAACGGCTGCGTTTGTTGGTCGCGTCGTAGGTGAGCGTGCCGCCGATGACGGCCCAGGGGCCATGGGTGGCCGGCACGGTACGCTCGAAGCGCGATCCGATTATGGTGATGACGCGGGGGTTGCAGTAGAGGAACATCTGCGAGAACAGGTCGCCACGGAAGGTGATCTGGGGAGTCGGACGCGCTGGTTCTGGGTTTTCAGGTAGTTTTCGGCGCGCGTGGTGTCCAGGACGTTGATGTTGTTCTGCGCGGCGCCGGAATCGGCCCAGTTGACTGTCACGCTCAGGCAGTTCTCCCCCTCATACGTCGCTGTTTCAATCTGTTTGACGAGGCTGCCGTCCTGGGAGACCTCGTAGAGCTGGCCTGACGATGACGAAGCGAGTTTGAGATGGGAGTAGCGCAGTTCGAGCTGAGTGTAGTAGCTGTCCGGTGCCGTCAGGGTCGGGTTTTCGTCGATCAGCACGTTTTCCGCGTCAGCGTAACGATGATCACGAGTGATGTCGGTACCGTCGTCGCCGGTGATGATTCTCGCGCCGGCAAGGACGGTTTCCACGTCCCAATTGAGATACACGGCTTCAAGCGATGGCACCATGGACGGCTGACCCTTGTATGACATGAAGACAGAACGATTTATCTCAAGGGTGTATGTGCCGTTGATCTGTCTGGTCTTCAATGATTCCAACCAGTCCAGGAGACTTGATTTCTGGTCTGCCTTGATGCCAGCAAGGAAAGTGCTCCAAGGGAACCAATAGTTATTAATGCCGTCGTTGGCCAGCCACGCCTTGAATTGCGGGCCGATGTTGCCCTTCGGCCACCATTGGAAGCCCCGCACCATTTCCTCGTTCTGATTCCAGTTGGGGCCCTTGCGGCAGTCATTTCGCAGCACACAAACGCGATCCGACGCGGTGATGCTCAACCGGTCATGTCCGGCGTCGGCGGCGAGTATCTGCACGTCGGTTATGATGCCGTCGAACATGCAGTATCTCACCGGGTTGGGGCCGTTGTCGATGCCGTTTTCGGTCCAGTCCGGCGCGATGGTTATACGGTGCCCGGCGAGCGTCGTGTAGACACGGCTGTAATCGCCGTCCGGGTCGATGAACACGATCTTGAGCACGGCGGGCACGGCAGCGTCCCATGGCGCGCTCACGCCCCACTCGATGGTGAAGGGGGAGAGTGGCACGGGAAGGCCGGTGCCGTCCGCGCGTTCGGGCAAAAGCGTGTTGTCCAGGTACACGCGGCATTTTTCGGGAAGGCGGGTTGCGGTGCTCATAGTGCCAATTCCTTTCCCCTGACGCGCGCCCAACGGTCGAGGCTGCTGACGATTTCGCCGGCTACCTTGTCGTTGTCGAGATTTCCGTGAGCGTCCACGTTGATGTTGACGGTGAGCGATGTGGGCCGTGACGTATCGGTGCGGCTGAGCGGGGCGGCCAGTACCGCGCGGGTGAGGTTCGGCGTCGCGTAGGCGGTCGCCGCCAGCGGCGTTATGCTGCGCGCCATGGCATACTGCCGAACAGGCAGCGCGTAGGCTTGCGCGCTGTAGCTCTGCGCGCTCAAGCCGCTTGCCGCGCTGCTAGCGCCCGTGATCTTGCCCCATAGATCGGACACCCAGCTGAACGCCTTCTTGATGCCGCCGATTATGCTGTCGAACACGCCCAGCACCTTGTCTTTCAGCCCGCCGAAGAAGTTGGCGATGCCGTCCACTGCGCCCTTGGCGGTGTTCTTGATGCCGTCCCACGTATCGCTACCCCACTGCTTAATGCTTGCGCCAATGCCGGAAAGCCATGACACGAAGGCGTTCCACTTGTCGCTAATCCACTGGGCGGCAGCGGCACCGGCCTGCTTCACACTGTCCCAATTCATCGCCAACAACGCGATAACCGCGATCACGGCCACGATAACGGCGATGACCGGAAGGAAGGCGAGATTCATGGAACCCTGCGCGACGGCAACGATACCGGCGACGACGCTGTAGGCTGTCATGGCCGCGTTCAAAGTGACGATGATGGCGGCGACGGCGCCGATGACGCCGATAAGCGGCACGAGCCACGAACTGTTCGCCTGGACCCATGTGGCGAACTCTGCCAACTTGCTAGCGGCGGCGGTGAGGGCCGGCAACAGGGCTTCGCCCAATGCGGCCTTGGCGTTTTCAAAGCTAGCGGTCATGCGCTGCTGTTGTCCCTGTGCGGTGTCGGCCTCACGCGCGAAGTTGCCCACGGCCTTGCCGCTCTGCGCGGTGATGGCCGCTAGAGTGGCTTGCATCTTCGCGTTGCGGTCGCCCGACTGGTACAGGTCGCCAAGGCCCATAGACGCCGCCTGTGCCTGTAGGGTCGCGTCGTTAAGCGAGATGCCGTATTTCTCGATAGGGTCCATTTCGCCTTTGAGTGCCGAAGACAGGGCGTCAACGGCGTCGGCGGTGGTGCCGCCGAACATCGAAGACAAGTCGGCGCCAAGGCCGATAAGCTCGTTGGTCTTGTTGGCGGATTCGTCCACCGACATGCCCATGTTCTGTAGCTGCGAGCCTACAAGCGTGGCAAACTCGTTGTACTCGTTTTTCGACAAGCCCACGGCCTGAGCCGCGTTTTTAGACCATTCCAGCATCTTGCTAGAGCTGTCGCCGAACACGGTTTCGACGCCGCCTACCGACTGCTGTAGGTCGGCGGCGCTTTTCGCGCACGTCGCAGCGCCCGCGCCGATGGCGGCAAGCGCGGCACCGGCAGCAACCGACGCCTTGCCCACCTTGTCCTTGAAGCTCATAGACGCGCGTTCGGCCTTGTCCATCGCGGCCACGGCGCTTGTGGCGTCACCGATGATTCGGATTGCCAGCACGGCGGACTTCATGCGATCACCTCACCTTGCTTTACGTCTTGCGTTCTCGGTCTCTTCGGCTTCGGCCTGCAACAAGGCCGTACAGGTGCCCCAATCGGCTTCTTGGGGCACCTGCTCACGCCGCCACTGCCACGGCGTGCCGCCGAAGCGGGCGGCTAATATGCAACTCAGTTCGCCGAAGCTGCCTGAGTCCCATTGGTCAAAAAATCCGGCGCGTCGTCACCTGACGTGGCCGTGTACTGAAGCACGTCGCCGCTGTAGGTCTCGGCGGTTTCAGCGTCGGTGGCGTCGTTGTTCATGTCCACCACGGAAACCACGGTGTCGGCCCACTGCTCGAACGGCAGCGTGGTCGAACCGAGCTGGCGGCAGCGCACATAGGCGGCATAGGCGTTGAGCTTCACCACGGCGTCAAGGGCGCTGCCCCAGCCCTTCGCCTTGGCGTGGGTCTCAGCCTGACAACGCTGCCACATGGTCACACACACTTCGTCCGTGTGCCCGTCCAAGTAGGTGATACGGGTGTTCGGGGTTTTGGTCTCGTTGCTCATTTCGATAGATCTCCTGTCGTGATTCGGTTGATAATCTTCTGCACCGCGTCCGCGTAAACCTGCGTCCACTGCGGTTCGGTGTTCTTCGCGGCCTTGTTGGCAAACAGGGTGGCTTTGATGCTGTGCTTGGGCCACCCGTAGTTGATGACGCCCGCGTATTTCACCTTGCCGTTGTTGCCGGCGCGCACGACGCCGGCTTTCTGGGTCGCGCCGGCGCGCACGCTTTTCGCCAGGCGGCCGGTCTTCTTCGGTGCCAGCGTCTTGGCCTCGGGGGCGACGATCTGCGCGGCCTGCTTGTTGAGGTCGCGTAGATCCTTCATGTCGGCGCCGGCCTTTTTCAGGCTTTTGGCGAGTTGGCCGGCGCCCTTGAGCTGCACGGTGGCGTTGCCGCCGGCTGCGATGTTGCCGGTCATATCGTGACCTGCGCGGCGGCGATGGCACTGTCACGGATGGTCGCGGTCACGGACTGGTCGGCCGATTCCGGCAGTAGGAACACGTTTACTGGTACCGTTGCACCGGCCCTCATTCGGATTGATGTTGGTGCAACGGTCATGCTTTTGGGTTTGGGTAGGCCACTGCTTTCACGTTGGATGCGTTGAAGCTGAAGTCGTTGCTGTTCTTGGTCTTGACGTCGCCGCCGAACTGGATGCTCGCGATCGTCACGTCGCCGGTGAGCTTCATGGTGCCCTCAAGGTTCGGCACCCATTCGAACGGCAGCGTCTCGCCGCTGTGCTTCAGACACCAGACCTGGAGGCCATCCATGCTGAAGTCCTCTTTGATGCTGCCGGTGAGCGTCCATGTCTCGGTCTGCAAACCGCCTTCGGTGTGCCCGTCCAAGAAGTTGTCGTCGTCCTCGGTGTCGGTGGATGGTTCCAAAGCGGTGTTGATGACGTCCGCGCTGAAGTCCTGTTCGCTGTCCGACACGCCGATTTTCAGACTGCCCGGGCCAAGCGTGCGTGTCTTTGCCATGATTGTGTTCCTTTCAGTTGATTTCGAGTGGGTTAAGTGTGATTTCGTAGGCCGCGAGATTGCCGACGCCAGCAAGGCTGTAGGTGACTGGCTTCGCGGCCTTCATGTTCAGCTGGCGGTCGTGCAGGCGTTCGAGCACGGGGAGCAGCAGGTCGAGGCTTTCCACCTGCGTTGCCGAGGTGCCGGCGATGAGGTTCACCGTCCACGTGCTGTTGACGAACCGCCAGCCCTCGTAGGTGATGCTGGGCGGGTCGATGAGCACGGCGACCTTCCCCGGCAATGGCCGCGCGGCCTGCGCGTCGATGGTTACGACGGTGACGAGGTCGCCCACCATGTCCGTGAGCAGGGCCGCGAGTTTTTCGCGTTCGCTGATTATCTGGCTCATGCGATCACCAGCCCGCCGGTGGGCACGCCGGCCGCGTTGAGTTTCGGCCACACGCCGCGCAACGGGTCGCTGGACACCCTGTAGGGTTCCAGCGTGCCGTCCGCCACGTTCATTACACCCAAACGGGCGTCCCGAGAGTTGTACAGGTCGGCCGCGCAGCAGATCATGCAATCCTCGCGCACGGTTTCCGTGACCTTGTACCCGCCTATCGCGGCGTCCACGTATGCGGCGGCCACATCCAGCTTCTCTATCAAACGGTCTTCGTCGCCGGAAGGCACGTTGACCTCGTTGCGGAGCCGGTCAAGCAACTGTTCAATATCCATCAGGGGTGTTCCTTCATCAGTCCAGGCGCACGAGCCGCGGAGCCACGGTGCCGTCGTATGTCACGGTCGGGTTGAGCGTGAGCTGACAGCGCACGCTCGCCGGTGCCATCAAAGTGAATTCCGCGGGCGCGTCGCGTTCCTTGCCGGCGATGATGATGCGCGCGTTGGGGAAAGTGCCCGAACCGGCGCAGGTCAGGGAATACCGGCCGGCCTCCAAATCGAGATCCTTGTAGAAACCGCCCCACGCCGAGGGGGTGCCGGCGACCCGATAAACGCCGCCCTCGCGTTTCATGGTGACCTGGCCAGAGGTCACCTCGTCCAAGGTGGGGAAGAGGTTGCTCATTTCAAATGACCCCCCCCCCTCAAGGTTCGTCACGTCTGGACGCATCCATTCAGATGATTCGCCGATGTTGAGGCGTGGGTGGATCACGCCGTCGATGATGCTGGACGTGGAGCCCTTTTTGACGCTGAAGCGCAGGCTTTTCGCGTTTGCGGCGGTGACCGTGAACGACTGTTCGCCGGTGCCGCCCCATACGCTGGCGCCTTCCTTCAGGTCGTTGCTGCGCACGCCAACGATGATGCCGTTGGGGAAGTTGTCGCAGTTCAACACGAGGGTCTGGCCGATGAACTCGGTCAGATCCATGTACGGCCATGCCACGCCGTCGCCTTGGGCGAGTTCGGCGGTCGAAAGGATCTTCAGACCGCCGTCCGCCTGGATCGTCACACCGATGGTGTCGGTGGAGACCGGACCATAGGCGAGCAGGTTCGTGCTCAGAATCTCGATGGGAATCGTCGCTTTTACGGACTGGTCCACGGTGCTGGCTATGACGGCTTCGGTGCGGCCCCGCGTCTTGCCGGTGATGAGTACTCCGGTCATGGGTCACGCCTTCGCAAAGGCAACCGGAATGAGGCCATCGACGTTGCTCGCGGCCACGGCCATATAACCGTAGACGCTGTAATTCTCGGTGAGCTTGGTCGGGTCGCCGTCGGACAACTGGGTGGGGCCGCCGGACTCCCACACGGTGACGGCTTCCGGGTCGATGAAGCACGCCGTGCCGGCCGGGGCCTTGGGAAGCATCTGCACCGGCAGACGAAGGAACTTGCCGGCGATGCCGGTGAGGTCGAACGCGCCGATCGTGTCCGAACCGTCGCCGGAAAGGTCGAAGAACCTTGAGCCGGAGTCCTTGAGTCCGATGAGCGCGGCCATGACGTCCTTGCTCACTCCCAGGCGCGTGAGGTTCACGTTACGGTCGTCGGCCAGTTCGGCGGCGTTCATAATCAGCGTGGCCCACTGGTCGATGGTCATGGCCGCAAGCGTGGCGGGCGCGTCAATCTTGTTGGCGTTCTGTGTCGCGTCGCGCTGAGAGGCGATGGTGTCGTACAGGTAGTTGCGGACGGCGGTTTCGGTCGCCTTCGCGTAGGCGTTGCGCAATGCGGCCAGTGCCGTGTTGAGCATAGGCGTGGTGGAACGCTCGATTACCTGACGGCTCAGGGTGGTGTAGCCGCCGTAGGTGTCGATTGACACGCTCTTGGTGCCGAACGTGACCTTGCCGAACTGCAAGGCGTTGCCCTCTGTGGCCTGTTTCGCAACGGCCGTGGTGTCGGTGCTGACCACGTTGTATTCCATGGTCATACCCTTGGTGGGCAACGTGTCGTGAGTGAGGATGTTGGTGACTTTGCGGCGCATTTCGATAAGGCGCAAGTCGTCGGCAATCCAAGTGCTGGTGTTGCCGGTGTTGCCGGTGGCGATAAGGTCGCGGCATTCGTGCATGAGCTGCACGGCGGCTTCGTCGCCGCGATAGAGCGCCTGAAGGTAATCGCCAGCGGTGCGGTACTCGCTGCCCACTGTCTTGTGTTCCGGCGCGCTGCCCTTGGCGATAGCCGCCTTCATGCTGCGCTGCTCGTCCCTGATGCCGTTAAGCATTTCCTCAAGTTCCTTGTCCACCTTTGGTTCCTCGCTTTCCCTATCGATTGTTGTTTGATTGTTGGTGGTCTGTTCCGCGCTGCGATGCCCGGTGATTTTCGCGGCCTCATAGGCGGGCCACGACACCACCGACGTTTCCAACAGGCGCACGCGCTTACGGTGGGTGATGCCCTGTTTGTCGGTTTCGGACTCGATGGGGATAAAGCCCACGCTCAGCGAGTCCAGAGCGCCGTCACGCAACAAGGCCACCACGTCACGGCCGCGCTGTGTGTCCGAAATGCGCGCCGTGATATGCAAGCCGTCTTCGCGTGGCTCGGCGGCGGTGATACGGCCGATAAGTTCGCCATGCTGGTAGCAGAGCTTGGCCGTGTCCACGTCATCGAAGACACAATCAGAGTCGAACGTTTCCGCGCCCGTCCATGTGTCGATGATGGAACCGAAGGGCACGGCCACGCCCTCAAGCGTGCGGCCGTCGCCGTCTTCGGCGCTGCGAAGGCACACGCCCTTTAATCCGATTTCATGCCTGTTCACTGGGGGTCTCCAATCTGCTGGGGTTCGGGTGCCGGAATCAGCGGAGGCAGCGCCTCACGCGCGCGTACCTCGTTGACGGTCATCCACTGGGAATCAAGAGCGGTCTTGTAGGCGTTGAACCGGTCGGCCATGTCCGCGCGCCTAGAGCTGTCCCAATCGAAGCGGGCTTCACGGCCACGCGGCAGCAGCACGCTAAACAGTTCCTCAATCTCGCCGGTGTAAGCCGCAAGCGTGTAGTCCGCGAACTCAATCCATGACTGCTCGATATTGCTGTAGGTGAGGTTAGAGCCGTCAACTGCGGCGAGCATGATACTTGCCGGGATACCGAGCAAGCGCGCGATCTGCGTCGTGTCGAACTTCTGAGTCTCCAAAAACTGCAAATCGGCGGGCTTCATGTCCAACGGCACATACGTAAGGTTGTTGCCCAGCACCTTCACGTCGGCGGCGGTGCCCTGCGCCTTCCAGTCGTTCTTAGCCTGTTTCGCGTACTCGGGCGTCACCTTCTGCTCGGTCTTCAAATAGCCCTTCAGGTTAGAGCTGTCGGTGTAGAAGCGCGCCTTGTAGTCGCGGGCCATCTTCGCGCCTTCCACCTCTTCGCGGGCGGCGCTGATGGGGCCAAGGCCGCGCAACCGGCCCGGCACATTCAGGAACTTGCAGTGGACAATATCCGAGGGGCCGTAGTCCCGGCCCAAGTAGCTGTAGCGAAGTTTCGGCGCGGCGGGGTCGCTGCCATCGTCCGACACGACAACCAGCGTGGGCGGCAGCACCTCACACGACACGATCTCACCGCCGAAGCGCACCAGACGGACGAAGGCGTTGCCGTCCAACACCATGCTTGCCACCATGTCGGCCAGAAAGTCACGGCGGGAACGGTTCACGTCGGGCTTGTCCACAAGGCCGCTAATCGTGTCCAGCTTCAGGCCGTTGCGCATTTCGTGAATCGGCAGACCGGTGATTGCCGTCTGAAGCACCTGCACGCCGCGAAACACAGTGCTGAGCGCCAGCGGGTCATAAGCGGTCGCGCGGCTCGGCGGCATGATTCCTTCGGGAACGTCTTCCAAAGCGTCCGCGCCGCGCTTCATCACGCCGCCCGCCAGCTTCAGGCGCTGCCAGAGACTCAAACGTTCATTCATGCCGCCGATTATGCGGACTGGCGAACGGCCGCGTCCATCACCGTGAGGTCATGCGGGGTCAAGTAGGGTCATGCGGGGTCAAGTAGGGTCAGGGTCAGTAGATTCTGTCTCTTATACACATCTGACGCTGCCGAC